TAGAGTTGCTGGAGTTGATACACCAGAGAAGAGAACGAGAAATCTTGAGGAGAAGGCTCTGGGACTAGATGCTACCAACTGGATGAAAGAAAAACTAGAAGGAGCAATTGCTGGTGACGATGAACTCTCTGTCAGAACTGAATTGGTTGGCGGTATGGGTAAGTACGGTCGCCTTCTTGGTTGGTTATATATTGGAGATGAAGAAGTATCATTAAACGAGCAAATGATTACTGAAGGATATGCTCACGCCTATGATGGAGGCACCAAGGATATGAACTTAGAAAAACTAAGAGAGATTCGTAGAGCACATGGCACGTTAATAGAATGAGTGTAAACCCACACTTATAAAAATGTAGCCAAACGATACAATATATTTCACTACATACACTATAATGTTTGTAGTGGAATATTATCATGCTTGGCATATACGTATTACTTACTGGTTTCATTTTACTTGTAGCATATGCAGGTATGGAAGAAACAGTACGTCTTTTCGCATACATTGATCTTGTAATTAGGTATCAGTGGATTAAATTTAGAATGTTTATGATGAGACGCAAATTAGAACAACAACTTATAAAGGATTTACCTGACTACAACAAACTAATAAAGGAATTAAAAGATGACCAACGATAAGGAACTGTCGGATCTGTCATTAAGCAGAAAAGAATGTCCGAAGTGTGGTGCTACTTGGATTAACGGTGTACACCGTTGGGCTACAGGTGCTGTGGGTAACCAAGAAGATCTAGCAGGTCTTGTTTGCAACAAACTAGGAGATAATACTTGTGTCAATCCTATGAAAGGAAATGAGACTGGCGACACATGGGATAAACGTATGGAAGATCTCGAAAATATGGGTGAAGAAAAAGAAGGTAGATGGTGGGACAAATAAATACTAGTAGTGAACTAGTATTGTTGTGCCTAGTAATGATGTATACTTGGGTAATCCCAACCTAAAGAAGGCTGGGACCCCAATCCAATTTACAAGAAAGCAAATTGATGAATGGATCAAGTGTAAGAACGATCCCATTTACTTTGCGATGAATTATATTAAGATCATCTCGCTTGATGAGGGTTTGGTTCCTTTCAACATGTATGATTTTCAGAAAGAAATTCTAAGAGACTTTCATAACAATAGGTTTAACATTGCAAAACTCCCTAGACAAACTGGTAAATCAACTACTGTTGTCGCCTATCTATTATATTATGCTATCTTTTACGATAGTGTTAATATTGGTATTCTGGCTAACAAGGCATCTACCGCTAGGGAACTACTGGGTAGGTTACAGTTAGCTTACGAGAACTTGCCCAAATGGATGCAACATGGTATCCTCGTATGGAACAAAGGTAATGTGGAGTTGGAGAATGGCAGTAAGATATTGGCAGCTTCTACATCTGCAAGTGCTGTCCGAGGCATGTCGTTTAACATTCTCTTCCTCGATGAGTTCGCCTTCGTTCCAAACCATGTTGCGGAGCAATTCTTTGCCTCTGTTTATCCTACTATTACTTCTGGTAAATCAACGAAAGTAATTATTATCTCAACGCCTAACGGCATGAATCACTTCTACAAGATGTGGGAGGATGCTAGAAGAGATAAGAATGATTATATTACAAACGAAGTACACTGGTCACAAGTCCCAGGAAGGGATACCAAGTGGAAAGAGGAGACAATTAAGAACACATCACCAAGACAGTTTGCACAAGAATTTGAGTGCGACTTCCTTGGGTCTGCTGATACTTTAATCAGTCCATCAAAATTACAAACTATACCATTCGCTGATCCAATTAAGAGTAATGCAGGACTTGACATCTATGAGAGAGTCGAAAAGGATCACGAATATATTATTACTGTCGATGTTGCCAGAGGAATTGGTGGCGACTATTCTGCTTTCCTCGTGTTTGATATCACCACGATGCCGTATAAGATCGTTGCGAAGTACAGAAATAATGAGATTAAGCCTGTACTGTTTCCCTCGGTAATTTTTCAAGTTTGTAAAGAATATAATAACCCATACGTTCTGGTAGAAGTAAATGACATTGGCGATTCTATTGCTGCTACTCTCAATTATGATCTTGAATATCCTAATGTACTTATGTGTGCGATGCGTGGTAGAGCAGGTCAAGTCGTGGGTCAAGGATTCTCGGGATCTAAAACACAACTAGGTGTCAAGATGAGTGTAACCGTTAAGAAGATCGGTTGCTCTAATCTCAAAGCAATTATTGAGGAAGACAAGTTATTGTTTAATGACTTCCAGATCTTCCAAGAACTTACTACGTTCGTACAGAAGAAGCAGGCATGGGAAGCAGATGAAGGATACCATGATGACCTTGTAATGTGTATGGTTCTCTTCGCATGGTTAGTCATGCAGGAATACTTTAAGGAGATGACAGATCAGGATATCCGAAGAAGAATCTATGACGAACAACGTAATCAGATAGAACAGGACATGGCTCCTTTTGGTTTTATGGATGACGGATTGGGTGATGATACTTTTATAGATGGAGATGGTTCTCTTTGGGAGTATGGAGACAAGCAGGAAGAAGTTGGATACATGTGGAACTACTGATGAATATTGAAGACCAATTTTCATTAGAACACTTACTGTTTAAAGAAAGAAAATGCAGATCATGTGGAATTAAAAAAGATCTTATAGAAGATTTTTATCTTACTAGAAAAACTAAGAAAGGACATCCATCAGCATATGCATATGAATGTAAGGAGTGTACTGTCAAAAGGGTGATGGAATCTAGGAAAAGAAGAGATCCGTTTCAAGATTGGGGATATCCAGATTGGTAGTTCATGCATAGTTCACCACCTCTGAAACATTCAAAAATCTAAATAGATTTAGATAAATTTGATATCTAAAAGAGGTAAAAACATGGCAAGTCAAGTCTCGCCTGGTGTTATTATTAGAGAGAGTGATTTATCCAATGCGGTTGTCGTCGGTGATGTAGCAATTACTGCTGCGTTTGCGTCAACATTCCGTACTGGACCAGTAGGCAAAATTGTAAACATCGGTTCTGAGAGAGAACTAATCGACACTTTCGGCGCACCAGCTGAGTCTAACGCTGGCGATTGGTTGGTTGCTGCAGAGTTTCTTCGCTACGGTGGAAACCTAGCAGTCGTTCGCGCAACAACTGGAGTTCTAAACGCAACTCTATCTGGATCTGGCGTTCTAGTCGCTTCAAAAGAATCATTCGATGCAGGAGTAACTTCAGAGAAGTTCGCTGCTAGAGATGCTGGTGCTGACGGCAACAACCTTCGCGTTGTTATCGTAGACAGAGGACCAGATTATACTATCACTAAAACAGGTCACGGTCTGTCAGTTGGTGGTACATATACAGACGATTCTTCTGTAGCACACGAAGTATACGAAGTTATTGACCCTGATTCTTTCAGAGTCATCATGGGATCCGCTGCTCCCAATCCTGCAGCAGGTGACACATCAACAGCATACACCACTTCTTTGTGGAATGCTCGCGCAGTCGCATCAACAGGTTTGACATTCAAATCAATTGCTCCTCGTCCTGGTACTTCAGCATTTGCTGCTGAGCGTTACCTTTCACATGACGAAGTACATATTGCAATTGTTAATGAAGCAACCAACACCATCGTAGAGAGAATGACTTATCTCTCTAAACTAACTGATGGTAAGTCCCCAGAAGGCAACTCAACTTACTGGAAGGATTATGTAAATGAGTATTCTGGTTATGTTTACGCTGGATCAGCACTAACTGCTGCTGAACTAACAACTGCTGGCGAAGATTCTGGCGCTGATGCTGCATCTTATGGTGCTACTGCTGGATCTCCACTAAAACTAGCAAGAATCCTACCTACCGCTGGTGGTGCTCTATCAGGTGGTGATGACGATTTTGCTTACACCGCTGGAGAAATTGAGAATGCATATGACGAGTTCCTAGATACAGAGTCAACTGAAATTGACTTCGTTCTAATGGGCGGATCGATGGCAACTGAAAATGATGCTATTGCTAAGGCACAATCAGTAGCTGCTATTGCTAACAGCAGAAAGGACTGTATTGCATTCATCTCTCCTTGGAATGGTGCTCAAGTTGCAACCCAAGGTGGAACTGCTTTAACCCCAGCACAGCAACTAGAGAAAACTCTAGATTTCTTTGAGAATATTTCTTCTAGTTCCTATGTTGTTCTAGACAGCGGTGTCAAGTACACCTATGATCGCTTCAACGATAAGTATCGTTATGTCGGTTGTAACGGTGATGTTGCTGGTCTTTGTGTATCAACCTCATCAATTCTAGATGACTGGTTCTCACCAGCAGGTCTAAATCGTGGTGGTATTCAAAACGTAGTTAAACTCGCTTTTAATCCTAACAAGGCACAACGCGATGACCTCTATACCAATAGAGTTAACCCAATCGTTTCGTTCCCTGGTTCTGGTCCTGTACTATTTGGAGACAAGACTGGTCTTGCTTCACCTAGCGCATTCGACAGAATCAACGTTCGCCGTCTCTTCCTCAACGTAGAGAAGAGAGCAAGAACTCTTGCTGAAGGTGTATTGTTCGAGCAAAACGACAATATTACTCGTGCAGGATTCAACGCTTCTATCTCTTCATATCTTGCTGAGGTACAGGCACGTAGAGGAATCACGGATTACCTAGTTGTTTGTGATGGATCAAACAACACTCCTGAAGTTATCGACAGGAATGAATTTGTTGCCGAACTCTATATGAAACCAACCCGTTCTATTAACTTCGTAACAGTAACTGTTACCGCTACTAGAACTGGAGTTTCATTCGAGGAAGTTATCGGTAGAGGTTGATCGGTACTACTAGATAAAACATAACGAGGTAAACAACAAATGGCAACGTCAAACGTAAGTACATTCTTAACTAATATTGGGCAAGGCGTAAAGCCCAATATGTTCAGCGTGGATATTAACTTCCCCGCTGCTCTTAAAGAACTCGCCGCTAATGCAGTAAACCTAACTGAAGTTGAACTATCAACTCTCATGTGTAAGTCTGCTGCAATCCCTGGTTCAAACCTAGGTGTTATTGAAGTTCCTTTCAGGGGAAGAACTGTCAAGATCGCTGGTGATCGTACCTTCGATACTTGGTCTGCAACCTTCTTCAACGATAAGGACTTCAAACTCCGTTCCTTCTTTGAGTTCTGGGCAAACCAGATCAATACTCACGAGGGTAATACTGCTCCTCTATTCATCCCCAATTCAACTGGTGAGACTGGATACATGGCAGAACTTTATGTTACTCAACTTGAGAAGGATCAGTCAGAAAGTGGTAGTGCTCTAAGAACCTACAAGTTACACCACTGTTTCCCAACCAACGTTTCTCAGATTGATCTTGCTTATGATAGCAACGATCAAATTGAGGAGTTCACAGTTGAGTGGCAGTATTCATACTTCTCTGCACAGAACGGTACTTCCGAGTCTGCTGCTGGTTCTTCAGCATCCAATAGAGTCTCAAATAACAAACCTGTGAACTGATAAATAGTTGAACGCTCAACTGTTTGTATTTTAATCATGAGTCAGTTATTTGGCTTCCAGATTAACAGAAAGGAGGGGCAGAGGGGACAATCCCCTGTCCCTCCTTCTGCTGATGAACCAATTGCCGTAGCGGCAGGTGGTTATTATGGAACGTATGTAGATACGGATAACCAAGCTCGTAATGAGTTTGAGATGATCCGTCGTTATCGTGATATGGCAATTCACCCTGAGGTGGATAGTGCTGTAGATGAAGTTGTAAATGAGTTTATCGTAAGTGATGCTTACGATTCTCCAGTTGATATTAACTTAGATAATTTAGAAGTTGGTTCTGGAGTAAAAACTAAAATTCGTAATGAGTTTGAGTATATTAAAAGACTTTTAAACTTCGACAATCGCGCACATGAGATTGTCCGAACTTGGTATATTGATGGAAGGTTATTTTATCATAAGGTTATCGATTTAGATAATCCCAAGAAAGGTATTACGGAACTTCGTTATATTGATCCGATGAAGATCAAGAAGGTCCGACAAAAAATTGACAATACTCCAAAAGATTCTCTAGCGAAAGCAGCAATTAAAGGCACGGCGCTTGAGTATGAATATGGAACGTTTGTTGATTACTATCTGTACAACCCCAAAGGTTTTTATAAAGGTGGTGTCTTAGGACCAGTTGGTGATATGTCACTTTCACAAGGTGTGAAGATGGCAGTTGATTCAATCACCTTTACTCCATCGGGATTGCAAGATTTAAACAAAAGAATGACTTTAGGTTTCCTGCATAAGGCAATCAAAGCACTCAATCAATTAAGAATGATTGAAGATAGTCTTGTTATCTACAGATTATCACGCGCACCTGAGCGTAGAATTTTCTACATCGATGTAGGCAATTTACCTAAGGTTAAGGCAGAGCAATACTTGCGTGATGTTATGAGTCGCTATCGTAACAAGCTTGTTTACGATGCTAATACTGGTGAGATGCGTGATGACAAAAAGCATATGAGTATGCTTGAAGATTTCTGGTTGCCTCGTAGAGAGGGTGGACGTGGTACTGAAATTACTACGTTGCCTGGTGGTCAGAACCTTGGAGAACTTAAGGACGTTGAGTATTTTAAAAAGAAACTTTTTAACTCTCTCAATCTTCCTCCTTCCCGTCTCACAGACGATAATAAAGGATTTAATCTCGGTAAGACCACTGAAGTCCTCCGTGACGAACTTAAGTTTACGAAGTTCATCGGTCGTCTCCGCAAAAGATTCTCTGAGATGTTCCACGACATGCTCAAGACTCAACTCATTCTTAAAGGAGTAATTTCTCCTGAAGACTGGGATGATATGAAGGAGCATATCCAGTATGACTATCTCTTTGACAATCATTTCAACGAACTCAAAGAGATCGAAATGATGAACCAAAGAATGATGACTGTCACTCAGATGGATCCATTTGTTGGTAAGTACTTCTCCGTAGAGCACATTCGCCGTCATATTCTTGGTCAGAAGGATACTGAATTCAAAGAAATTGATAAGCAAATGAAGAAAGAGATTGCTTCTGGTATTGCAATTGATCCTGCAGAAACTAATGCTATGGATCAAATGACAGCAGCAAATACTGCCCTTGCTCCTGAAATTCAGGATCAACAAGCGCAAGATTCTGCAGAAAGAGATGCAGAAGCGCAAGATGCATCGATGGAAAGAGAGATCAAAAAAGCGAAAGCTATGCCTAAAGCATCACCAAACAATAAATAATATATACTGAATTAATATTATGTCAGAACAAACTGAAGTTAATCCATTCGCTAGCGAATCAGATATCGTTAATAAAATTAATGATAACGAAAGAGCTGGTGCAATTGATGCTATTCAAGATCTCTTGTTTTCCAAAGCATCTGATGCTATGGCGCAGTACAAGCAGGTTGTTGCGAAATCATATTTTGACGAACCCACCGAGACAGAAACTACCGATGAAACTGATAACGGAAACGATTGAAAACGTACAGATCCTTACCGAGGAGAAAGACGGAAAAAAACTTCTGTATATTGAAGGTGTCTTTCTGCAGGGAGCGATCAAAAATCGCAACGGTCGTATGTATCCCTTTGAAGTTCTCAACCGTGAGGTTGAAAGATACAACGAAGAATACGTACAATCAAAACGTGCTCTAGGTGAACTAGGTCACCCCGATGGTCCTACTATCAATCTTGATAGAGTGTCCCACAGAATTACCAGTCTGCGTGCTGAAGGTAACAACTTTGTTGGTAAAGCACAAATTCTCGATACTCCTATGGGTAATATCGCTAAGTCTTTACTTGGCGAAGGAGTTCAATTAGGTGTTTCTTCCCGTGGAATGGGAAGCATCGATAAGCAAGAAGGTGTTTCTATTGTCCGTGATGACTTCATGCTCACAACTGCTGCTGATATTGTAGCAGATCCTTCCGCTCCTGATGCATTTGTTAATGGAATCATGGAAGGCAAAGAGTGGGTCTGGGATAACGGAATTTTAAAAGAACACGAAGTTGCTAAATACCAGCGTTACATGGATGGTGCTACGCGCCAAGACATGGAAACGAGGACCCTCAAGGTGTTTGAGGATTTCCTCGGAAAACTCTGATTTATAAATAAACTTAGATAAATTATTTACGGAAAACTACGAGGTAAACTCAAATGTCAGATATGCTAAATGAAAAATTTGAGGAGTTCGTTACCGAGCAAAAGGTGATTGTGGAAGCTGGCGATCCTATGCCAACGGTTTCTGCTAACGTTATTCCTGGCACAGGTAGTGAACCCTCTCAGGTTTCTGACGCTCAGACTAGTTCTGGTGGCGGCAAGGATCCTGCACCAACAGTACAACCAGGTGTTGCTCCTGGACAATCTGCAGCTGCAGATTTGGGAGGTTCGACTTCCGCGCCTCTTCATAGCAACGATGAAGACGGTGTAGAGAATCCTGGCGCTAAAGCAGCGGCACCTGTTTCGCAAGACACAAGTGTAACTTCAACCGCTGGCAAGCCTGGTAAAGACCCTGCACCTACTGTTGGTGTTGATGCAGCATATGGCATTACCAAGATGGGCGGCAACGTAACATATCCAATCAAAGCAGGTTTTGAGATTGATATGTCAGCAGATGTTGCTGCACTTCTAGAAGGCACAGAACTCTCTGAAGAGTTTGCAGAAAAAGCAAAGACAATCTTTGAAGCTGCTGTTACTGCAAAACTCTCTGAAGAGTATGACAAGCTTGTTGAGCATTTCGCTAACGAAGTAGAGAAGCAAGTCGAGGCTGCTAAGTCCGACCTCTCTGAAGAAGTTAACGGAACGCTCAACTACGCCGTTGGTCAATGGATGGAACAGAACCAAGTAGCCGTTGACCGTGGCATCAGAAATGAGATCACTACAGACTTCATCGCAGGTTTGAAGGGTCTCTTTGAAGAGCACTACATTTCTATTCCCGACGAGAAAGTCGATGTTGTAGAAGGTATGGCTGAATCAATTCGTGAGATGGAAACCCGCCTTGACGAACAGGTCAAAGCAAACGTGAAATTACAAAATCGTCTTAATGAGTCTGCCAAACTCAATATTCTGTCCACCGTGTCAGAAGGACTAGCAGATACTCAGAAAGAA